AAGGCTGGTTATCCTTTACCTTATTCAGCGCATACCAAATTGCATGGGGCAACATGTCAGAGATACTAGTAGGAGAACTAACAGAATGAGTATACACATAGCAGTTGTAAACACAGAAGGGGACGCAGAGTCTATATGGACCACGGGGGTTATTCCCGATGTAGCAGAAGGACCCGCACCCTGGGACGACACAAAAACCATAGTACATCTAAATGGCCCTCTTGAAAACAGCGGAGTCTATGTAGCTAATAACTACTATAAAGATGGAAGCTGGCACGCTCGAGCAGTTCGTCCCACAGACTATCATATCTGGAAAGACGAAGCATGGGAACTTGACCCTACGCCTTTCTGGGTAGAGATTAGAAACCTACGAGATAAGTTACTAACTGCTTCAGATTGGACGCAAGGTGCAGACAGCCCCTTATCCGATGCTAAGAAAGCTGAGTGGTTAGACTATAGAAGAGTTCTGAGAACGGTACCAAGAGATAATTCGGGAGCAACAACTCTTGAAGAATTAGCTTGGCCCACATCACCGTAGAAAAAAACATCTTGACATCGTAACCCTTTTTGAGTATAATTCTGAAATGTCTAAAGAAATAACAACGATCTCTCCCGAGGGTCTTGAAGTAGCTAATTCGTACTTGACCATGGGAAACATACGTGGAGTCTGTGAGGTTCTCTCAGTCTCGGAAAATAAAGTAGTTGATATCTTAAATCGACGGGAAGTTAAGAAGTACATTGATACCGTGTACCTAGACATGGGTTACCGGAATAAGAATAACATTGCATCATTACTAGATGAAATGATCAACTCAAAGCTCGAGGAGGCCCAGGAAAGTGGCGTGTACTCTAGCAAGGACTTAGCCGATTTACTACAGATGGCACACAAAATGCGTATGGATGAAATCAAAGCTCAAACTGAGTTAGACAAGGTATCCAACTCCGGAATCAAGAATCAAACAAATGTTCAGATTAATGATGGAATACCATTTGGCCAAGGTAACTACGGTAAGTTAATGGACAAACTACTAAATAATGACGGAGTCACAATCGGAGGATAAAGAACTACACACACGCTTTGCGTCTCATGAAGCCAAGTGCGAAGAAAGATGGAAAACTATCTTCATGCGTCTAGAGAATATAGAAGCACAGATGGATAAGCTACAGAGTATGTTATTGACTGCTACCGGAACCGTTATACTGTTCCTGTGTGGCATCATACTAACACTAGTTAGCGGCCTATAGGAGAGGGTAGTGATAGGAGAAATCGCACTAGTTTTAAGTAGTCTTAAGGCTCTGAACGACGGCATTGCTACTCTTAAAGAATCTAAAGGCAACTTATCTGACATAGTAGGTAAGTGGGCCGACGCCTCTGAGAAAGTACAAAACGTAGAGAAAAAGAAAACAGGGGTTATGTCTTATAAAGAGTCTCTTGATTTAGAGAGTGCTAAGAGACAGTTAATTAACTTCGATAGGCAATTGAAAGACATTTGTCTAATACAAGGTCAAGCAGACCTTTATACTTCGATTAAAGCTAGAATGGCAGAGTCAGCACTCAGTCACGCTAAAGAGGTTACCAGACTTAGAAAGGTACGTAAAGAGCGTAAAGAGCTTTTTAAATTTTTAGGAACTCTGGTATTTGCAGTAGTATGCTTCTGGGGGTTAGCAGGAGGAGCGCTCATGATCTATATGAAGAGCGGGGGTTAATATGGCGTACGCAAAGAAAAAGAAGAAAAAGAAAGTTAAGAAAGGCTACCATCGCATGGCCAACGGGAAACTCATGAAGGGGTCAAAGCACCCTAAGCGTAGTAAAAAGAGAAAGAAATGAGCGATACCCATCCAGCAGATACTAATGGCGATGGTAAGGTTTCAGATACAGAAGAGCAGATGTATTTGGAGTTTAAACGAAAAGAGTTAGAAGACGCAGATGCTATGCGAGACGCTCAAAGAAAGATGACTTGGTTTGCATTAGGCGGGTTACTACTCTACCCCTTTGCAGTAGTGTTAGCTTCACTAGCCGGTTTAGACGAAGCACAGAAAACATTGGGGTCAATGGCACCTACATACTTTGTGGCAGTAGCCGGTATAGTAGCAGCCTTTTTTGGCAGTCAGGCATATTCTTCAAATAAGAAATAACCGAGTAACACATGGCAATAGAGATTAGCAGGAAAGATATAGTTGCAGAAGAACTATTTGAGTATCAATCTGAGACGAGGTTTCTCAAACTACCAGTGTCCCCTTATTTGGAGATGCTCGGCGTAACGCCTCTGGATTCACAAAAGGCTATCATTAATGCGATTAACAACCCTAAGTACCGTTTTGTATGTGCGGCGGTATCTAGGAGGCAGGGTAAAACCTACATCGCAAATATAATTGGGCAACTTGTCTCTCTAGTTCCCAATTCAAACATACTGATAATGTCCCCGAACTACGCCTTGTCTCAGATTTCTTTTGACCTGCAAAGGACTCTAATAAAACATTTTGATTTAGAAGTTACTAAAGATAACGCAAAAGACAAAGTAATAGAAATATCCAACGGTTCTACAATTCGTATGGGTTCGGTCAACCAAGTTGATTCTTGCGTAGGCCGCTCTTACGACCTAATCATATTCGATGAAGCAGCACTTGCTGACGGAAGGGATGCGTTTAACGTAGCATTGCGCCCTACACTGGATAAAGATAATTCAAAAGCCATTTTTATATCAACTCCTCGTGGAAAGAGCAACTGGTTCTCTGAGTTCTTCTGGAGAGGCTTTTCTGACGAGTTCCCTGAGTGGGCGTCTATTCGCGCTACTTACAAAGATAACCCTCGCATGTCTGAAGCGGATATTGCGGAAGCTAGAAAGTCTATGTCCGAAGCCGAGTTTAGGCAAGAGTACGAAGCTGACTTTAACACTTACGAAGGTCAGATATGGACGTTCGACCATGAAGAGTGCATAATAAATGGTAGTGAGTTAGATACTACAGATATGGACGTGTTCGCGGGGTTGGACGTAGGTTTCAGAGACCCTACCGCATTTTGTGTAATCGCTTATGACTGGGACGCAAAAGTATACCATCTACTAGCGGAGTACCTCGATGCAGAGCAAACTACAGAGAAACATGCAGAGGAGATACAGCTTCTAATAAAGAAGTACGATATCGATTATATTTACATAGATTCCGCAGCACAGCAGACTCGATTTGACTTTGCCCAGAACTACGATATCTCTACTATGAACGCTAAGAAGTCTGTGCTCGATGGCATTGCCCATGTAGCAGCGATAGTGGATAATAATACATTGTTTGTCGAACAGGGCTGTAGGCATACATTATCTGCGTTAGACCAATACCAGTGGGACCCCAATCCCAACCTAGCGAGAGAGAAACCGAAACACAACTACGCATCTCACATGGCCGATGCGTTAAGATACGCATTATATTCGTTTGAGACTTCAGCAACAAGTTTTTAGGATACCTACTCAAAAATAGTATTTGACATAGTATCCTAAAGTAGATATAATTCTCTTAATAAAAATGGAACTTCAAAAAACCTGATGGCTAAATTAAAACGAGATATAGTAAAATATATCCGAGACAAGGCCAAGAGTAAGTATGAAAAGGGTTCGGCTTGCGAAATTTGTGATGTTACCGAGCAACTAGACTTTCACCATTTTTATACACTCGCTCCCCTAGTACACAAGTGGATACGAGATAATGACCTTAACCCCGAGTATATTCTCGCAATTAGGGACGACTTTATAGAACTGTACAGGGAAGAGCTTTACACTCATACTGCTACCTTGTGCCACAAACACCATGTACTACTGCACAAAGTATATGGCAGAGACCCAGGACTAGGCACAGCTAAGAAGCAAATGCGGTGGGTCGAGATTCAAAGAGAAAAACATAATGGCGTGGTATAACAATATCTTTGGTGGTAAAGTAGAAGAAAAACTGAACCCTGCTCAGATACTAATGGGTGGTAATCAGGAATCTACTCGGGAGCCTACAGTAAGTTATGAAAGACAGTATGAAGAGTTAGAAATTGTAAACCGCGCCGTTAACATGATTGTAGACGACGCTGCTGAGATACCCGCAACTGTAGTAGGATCTCGCCGCCTGAATGGTGTAATCAAAGGCATCAAGAGATCAAAAGTTGATATCCTACTTAACCACGAGCCTAACCTGTTTCAGGATATTAATACATTTAAAAGAAACCTTATAACAGATTTTATACTAGATGGTAATATATTTATATACTACGATGGAGTTCATCTCTACCACCTGCCGTCTAGCAAAGTAACTATTCATGCTAGCAAGGATTCGTATG